CTAATGCTAATACATTTCGATCTTTATGGAATGTCATTAACCACAAAGAGTACCCAGCGGTTAGTGTAGATATACCTAATTGCCTAGATTTTAATATTGCGCTATAATCATGGTTTTGAAATAACGTTAATACTTTTTCTTGGAATGGGTATAGGTTGAATTGTATTCTACCCCTTTGAGGGTGTTGAATATGGCAGTACTTTTTCATAAAGTGGATGGGGTCAGCCGCACACTTTAAATATTCCTGCCTAATTATTTTTTTGAAATCACTCATCTTTTAATTTTCCAAAACATGCGAACAGTTATCACAGGCTTGAAATCTTGATTAACCCCTAAACCTAAACTATACACTTGGTGCTTTTTTGTTTTTAATAATAACTCGCCACCTAGGTAATTTAGTTGTTCTGTTCTACCAGATAAACCCAACCCCCAATATAGCTCTCTTTCGTTGATATAAATTGTGTTTGTAACCGTTGAAGTCGGTACTACTATGTTAGTCTTGATATTACGTGATAATATTGAGTTGCGGGTGATTGTATCGTTAATAACCGCGTAACCTAATGTATCTATATACAGTGTGTCAGTGTAAACATACTTAGCATAATAATCTTTTAAAATTGCTAAGGTATCAACCTCCCCAAACACAGTATCAACTTTTGATTGATATTGGATCTTATATTGAGGTACATAATTGATGGTACTTTCAATAATAGTATCATACAATGTTACAGTATCCGTAAGTATTATAGGATCTTGGATTTGGGACGTGTGACCACTACCCCCACCACAACTGCGCAGGAGTAAGATAATTACCACTAACACCACAATGAGTAGTGTTTGTATATTTTTAAAGAAGCCCTTCAAGTTCTTTTTTTATTTTAGAAAGTTCTTTTAGACGGTTTTTAAGTTTGTCTTTAATTGGGCCTTCTTCTGTTTTAGACCACTTATTTACGGTTTTCTTCATCTCGCGAGCGGTTTCTCCTAATTTATTTGCTATTTTAGAAATTGAATCACCTTTTTTTGCTGCTTTGGATGCTTTCTTATCCATGTCAACATCTTCATCTTCGGCTAGGGCATCTCCAAGTTCATCTGCGTGGGTTTTGGTGATTTCCAACTCACCATTTAATTCTTTTTGAGCGTCAATATCTCCTTGGTCTGCCTCGGACAATACTGAGATTATTTCTTCACGTAAATATGCTTTTAATTCTGATTTCCTCATTAGTTTGATTTTGTTATAAATATCATAAAAATATTGCTTGTTTCATCTGTTCTATACGTTCTACGGTACTACCTGATAATACGTGGATATTTTTGATACGGTGGTTATAACTATTTATTACCTTGTTAATATTTTGATCTATTAAGTTTCGGTAATTTTCATCTGTTTCACGAACCCCATTATCCTCAATCAGAACACCTTGAGGTGAAACATAGAAGATATGATCATAATCTCCGATTAGTTGTGATGCTAAAACTTCAAAATCATCCTTTTGATCTACTCTCATAGTGGTGGATGCTTCTGAGAAAGCCATAACGTCAATTATAGTTCTATCGGTAATGATATTTTCTTGAATTAATTCACTAGCACGTTCGGCTAAGAATATACATTGACCTTTTAAGGTTGAATCCGTGTTTAAGGGGATACCTTGAGCCATCAAATGTTTTGATCGTTCTGTTGTGAATGTGTAACCTTCAAATTCTTTCAATTCTGTAAGAGCATTAACTAATGTTGTTTTACCAACACTCATAGTACCACATAATCCTATTCTCATAACTTATTTTTTATTTAACCATTGTTTGTAAATTCTATAACTATCTTCATCGAAATGTTCAGTTGACACTTCAAATATAACACCAGGAGTTAAGGCCTTTAGTTGGTGTGGTTGCCCTGGGTACTGTCTTACAGAGTCACCTTCGTATAAATGTTGTTCGTGTGTTGTACCACTTTCGGTATCTACCCAACGATATACAAATTCACCCTCGTTTACATACCAAGTTTCGTCTTTTTTAAGGTGGTAATGCATGCTAAAATTACACCCCTCTTTGAAAACTAATAACTTGCCACAGTAGAGGTCATTATTTTCAAATATCACCTCATGACCCCAACCTTTTGGAATGTTACATTCTGAACATTCCAAAGCATTGAATACAATTGGGTTTTCTTTTTTAATGTCTTGCATTTATTCCTGTTTGTTTATACCAAGGTAAACCTTCTCTACTACCTAATACTTCTTTATAAATTTCTTTATCATATTCGATACCATTAAGGAAATATTTCTTTTTTAAAGTGCTTTTTCTACCTTCAATGGGTTCAATTGCGGGACCGTCCCAACTATGATACTTCCAATTTTCCTCACCCATCATTCTAATGAAGTGATGTTTTGCCCCTTGGGAAGTCATCGTTTTATACTCGTATGCTTTTTCTTTTTTAGCTTTCATATTAATTTTTTAAAATTGATTCAATAACATATATCCCCTGTGCTCCTGAAACTGTAATTCCCCTAGCAGATAATGCATCTCCTACAAAGTGTACGTTTGGAAATTTATTTAATGATAAATCATCATAATTAACCAAGGGTTCAGGTGAGAGATATTTTACTTCAGGAACGTAAACACCCCAATCATCCCCTAATGTTGGGAATACTTTCTTCATATCACTGATAAAATCATCAATGTATGAATAGTAACCATGAAATGCTTCTCTAATTTCATTCATACCATCTTCACCAATTTGAACAGTACTTACATCTTCACCTTCAGATGTTGCTGATGGTTTACGAGTAGGGCTATAATATAATCCTGTAGAGTCTTTTTGTACTTTGTTTACTAATTCACGAGCCCATGTAAAAGGTTCATCTATGCCCTTAATTTCCATTAAGATTCCGAAGTTAGTCATATTATTTCTAAACGCCTCATCCTTCTTAGCATGACCATTGTATGTGTGGTTACCGTAAGTATTTTCTACTGCTACATATGCTGCATTATTGTTTGTACAAAATGAGCGAAGCGATACACCTTTATCTTCAAATTTGCGATACAATTTAAAATCATAAGATACATCAATTAATTTTTGGAAGTGGTGTTGGGGTGCTTCAAAGCGAACACCTACTTGTACTGGTTTAGGTTCTGTTGGTAAGTCATAATCATCTGCTAACTGTTTACCAAAGTCAATACCTGATTTTCCTACAGCAAATATAAGTTTATCATAGAAGAGTGTTTTAACTACTTCACTAACTGGTGAACCTTCATATCTTAACTCATCAAGGTGGAAATCAATTGAAGTTACTTTAGATTCCCATATAAAATTAACACCTTTTGACTCTAAGAAATCAAACCAATTTTTCCCGATTTCATGTAGATAATCTGTACCAACATGCCATACTGGGAATAACCTTAAACCAAAGTGAGGTTTAATAAAATCCGGTTCTTCTTTTGGGTCTGAACATTGTACTTCTTCAGGTTTAGGGTGGAAACGTTTGAAATTATCGATTACTTGGTCAAATAAATCCATGGCTTTTTCTTCACCACAATATTTACTTAATTGACCACCAATTGATGTGTGGTATGTTAATTTACCGTCACTCCAACCACCGGCTCCTAAAAAGCCTTCCATTACTTCGGAATATTCTCTTCGGTATGGATCTTTACCCATATCAATAATGGTTATTAATTCTCCGGGGTAACCCTTATCTACTAATTTAGTTGCGGCATTTACTCCTGCCACACCTGCACCTACTATTACTATTTTATCTTTCATTGGTTTTACCTTCATTTATTTATGTTAATATACGAATAAAGAATGCGGCCTCCAAATAGAAGGCCACAGATCTCATGTTTTTCAATAATCGAATGGGCTATGAATCCACTCTATAAGTTTTTTTATTTTTGTATTACAATTACCAATTTAAGGTTACGGGAGTTATTTCAAATGAGTTTGAATATAAATCACTTACAGGGGTATATTTACCTGTTGATCTCCAATCACTAGATAAAACAGATACATCTCCTTTAAGGGAATCTATTCTGTTTTGAAGTTCTTTTTGATCTTTAAAAAGTAACCACTTTAAGTCTGATTTTGCTATGTTGTTTTTGTAAGTTATAATATAATCAGCTTTTTCTTCGGGGGTATCGTATTCCGATGGGGGGTGGATTTTAG